TCATACAGCTGAACCGACTCCAGCCAATAGATCAATAAACAGTGGAGACATTTGAACAAGTACATACCCTATACCAGCCTTCATCAATAAACCATATCCTCGATCATTCATCCCGATCATCACCATAAGAGCTCCACCAGTGACCATCACACTGGCTATTGGTAAGGAAATAGCAACCAATAATTCAACTACTGGATCAAATGCGCTTGCTATTCTTTCTTTAATCGCATCGCTAACGGCATTAGCTGTTACAACTTCCCCACTTGGTGCAGCAGATACCTTTGATAATCCTATAGGTAGTAATGCAGCTGGAACCGTAACAGCATATTTGCTTACATCCTTTAATGTTTTCCGCTTCCTTTTATAATCACCTGACATAAAATCTCCGAATGCAATAGCTTCTGTTTTAGCCATCTGATCATCCCCCTTATTTAATTTCGTTTAATGTGTAGACCTGACCAGGCATATCCTTCATCAATTCCTCCAAACGTGATTTCCTACCTTCTAATTCCGTAATCCATAACAATTCAAATCGAACACCTGACATTTCTTGTATCTTCTTGTATTTATCAATCTTTCTTTTATTAACGATCATTTTTTGAGATACATCAACCTCAACGAATTTAAGAACTCCTTTGCGCTCATACTTTGCATCGCAAATAATGTACATATTTTCTGTAGCTTTTATTTTCACTTCATTTTCCCACGAACTAGGTCGTTTTAAATGAATCCATAACTGGTTACGCAATAGGAAATGCTGGACCTGTGGTGTCTTCTTTCTTACGACTTCACATCCCACCTGGTCCCGACCTGTTTTGTTCAAGTAATAAACCTTTTCCAAACCGTGTCTATAACTTGATAAATACTTACTCATTGACTGTAAAAAACGATTAGTGTTTCTTACCCCTTTTAGATCGTGGAGTACCTGTAGTTGAGATCGCGTTAAATAGTCAAACCTTTTCAAACTCAAGAGGACGTTTTCTACCCGATTCTGTTTGATTGCAAGGTTGTTCATACTCATCATCCTTTCGGGATTTAATCACAATATGAGGTTTTACACGCTCCTGGATCTCTTTATTACTCATAAAAGGGGTTTGCACTGTCTGACATCGAACGTTTTTATATATGGCCCTACCAGGTATCATTGGTAAGTCTTCAGCACCAGCTTGATCTAAAACATTACTCGAAGCTGTTCCGCTATCTAGAACGAAGGATAACCGTGTAGGAATATTCCTTTTTAAATCAATCGGTACAGATCGGCTTGTTGGATATTGGGTTGCATAAACCGGATAGAAACCTGCAGCACGACCTTTTCTCCCAATTTCGGTTAGCAAGTCAATGCAACTCTGATCCCCGGCAATATCAGCTCCTTCATCAATAATAATAAAGTGCCGTTTTTTTATCCCTGCATCTTTGACATTGCTGTACCCCTTACCTATGAAGTCCCGATATACATTTTTCATTTCATCCTGAACGGACTCCAATACGGTTTTTGCCTCTTCTGGAGTGGTAGCAAATCGCTTCACTTGCTTCAAATCTTTAAACTTCGAAAATTCAGCGCCTTCTTTGAGATCAATCAATGAGAAGCTCACATTATGAGGTTGCATAACAATTAAGGTTATAATCATCATGTTTAAATACTGTGATTTACCATACCCAGGGGTACCTGCAACAATAAGAGAATATAGCTTATCGAAATCATGATAAATCATTCCGTTTCGGTTATGGCCAACAGGCACCTTCCAACCTTTTTTTATAAGATCTTCTTTCCAATCAATTTGTTTTGCTAGTGGTTGGTTATAGACGCTGATACGCAACATTCCATCAAAATCGATGCCGATCTCTTTCCTTGCAATCTTCTTATCTGTGACGATCTTTCTTATTTGTTTTAAAGCAGTTTTATCCCACTTAATTTTTAAAAGATCAGACGGTTCAAACTCTAGATATTTAGAGCGCCTATTTAATCCATCCTCTAAGACATTCTTTTTATCAATGATTTCTTTTGAAGACATCCCTAATGGCAGCTGCAGGACATATTCTGTTCCTCCTTCGATTTTTCTTTTCCTCTGGATCCTCACCGTTTTCACTTTTCCATCTTCTTTAATGGTCCATCCTGAATTTGCAAAGATACGTTGAATTTTTTCTCCATCATTTGTTGCTGGTCCTTTTGTTTTCAAATAAGAATAACCGGCCACTCCCGCCATAATAATTGTGGATCCGATCTCAACTAACACCGCGCCACCTCCTAAAGATATTTACAAAGTAAATAGTCCCACTTGAAAGGAATATTCCAGACACTTAACGAACATTGATATAAAGCAGTTAGGAATGTTCCAACAACTTTTCTAGGTTGGTATTTAGTAAAGCATATTCCATTGGAAGCCTGTTTTATTACTTATTAGTTCGAAAAAATTAAACGAGATTGGAATTTTATTTAGAAGTATAAAGTGAGGTGGTATTGTGAAGTGTAGTTTAAATGAACGGATTGATAAAAAGGGATATAAAAAAAAGTGGATGGCTGAGAAAATGGGGGTGAGCACTGCCGTTATGTCCAGGTGGTGCGCAAACAAAGCAACACCTTCATTAGAGAATGCATTGACGCTAGCTGAATTATTGGAGTGTAGAGTGGAGGATTTATGGCAAAAAAAATAAGCCCCGCTGTAATGGCAGGGCACTTATAGAAAGGTTATCTCTAGGATATCATCGAACTTAATGATGATATCTTCTTTGTTTTCTTGATCGATGCAGGAGATCTTCTTTGTACTTGGGTTTAAGCCGACCACTTTTACAGGTGTGCAACTATAATTAAATCCATTATGATGTTTCAATTCAATTGACAAATCATCACTTAAAGCAAGTTGAAGTGCAAAGCTGTTTTCTTCTATCTGTTGCTCATCCGGGATTCTCTTCTTTTCCCTTTCATCCTCTTTCCAGAGATCTTTAATCATTTCAACATGTTCAGGCATCATCAATGCAGTCCATTTTGCCGTACCTCGATCATTAACGTTATCACCCATTTCTTCCACTCCTAACAAGAACGTTTGTTCCTATTATAGCAGAATGACTCTAGATGTATACTCATAAATAAAAAGCTCCCACCCCTTCGATAGGTGAGAGCCCAAGCATGAAAGACATCACCAGTTCTATGTGATGATGGTAAATTAATTATAATCTTTTTCCAAAATAAAGCAATAATTATTTTATGAGTATGTTAAAATGCAGAAAAATAAGGAGGGTGATAGGAATGAAGGATCCAGGTAATCCAGGCGGAGGATAATTAAAAAAAGCCCCGCCATAGTTTGGCAGGGCTTTTGCTTTACTTCATGACTTCGATTAGTTTAGCTCGTGTTTTAGGACCATACACCTCATCAACCTTCAAGCCATAGTAAGACTGAAAACGTCCGACTGCATCGGCAGTATCCGGTCCATACCAACTATCACATCCGTTATTTGGTGCGCCTTTCTCCGGGTAGAAATAAACGCTCGATGTTGCTTCTTGTACCGCTAAGACACCGCTACCGTGAAACATTGGCTCTTTTTCATCATACCAATATGTTTCATGTGGCAATGTTGGTTTTTGGGCCTCTTTTAGTTCCTGAGTGGTAACAGGTCCGACCTTGCCGTCTACAGTAATACCTCTATCTGCCTGAAATTCCTTAACAGCATCCTTCGTCTCATCGCCAAAGTGACTGTCTGCTCCATACTCGGACAGATCGTAACCAAGATCGATGAGAGTTTCTTGCAAGTCCTCCACAGCTGCACCACTATCACCCTTTTCGAGTAGCCCGTCATCACTAGGAGCTGTATAAGTAACGCCCCCTAGATCCGGTCGTTGTCCAGCTCGTAACTGAGAGAGGCTTAATCCCCCGGTCATTTGCAAATGCGGGTTATCTACAAATCCTGACCAGTCACCGCCCCATTCAAACCCTAGTGACTTGCCAATAGCTGCAACGCGGCGCCAGTCGCTATTGACTACCCATATAGCACGTTGTCCATCATTGGACGTTAAGAAGAAGTCAACAGCCAAACCAAAGTTATGATAAGACTCTCCTGGTTCAGCATAGGTCACAATATTACCTGGTGCTGTTCGCCCTTTCGAATACAACCTTGCCTGTTCCGAATAAGTACGCAAACCGTCACTGATTTGCGCTGTAATTCCCTCACTGTAAGCACGTTCAATTGTTTCAATCGCTGCTTCTTTGACGACAGGGTGAACATTACCCATATTTCGGACAGAACGACTAATTAATGTTTGTAATGATACAGTCATAATTAATTAACTCCTTTCGTGGATCCACTTCGTTGATTTAGAATTTCAAACAACCCAGTAGCTGATAGTCCCGCAAATGCTCCAGCCCAAAGACGTAAGATAAGGTTTAAATCAGTAAACGGGTAAGCTAATGCGCCAATGCCGATCCCTAATACAAAGCTTAAAGCTGGCACCCAGTTCTTAGGTACATTCACTGTCCTTTTTACTAATTCAACTGCTCCTGCTAAAAGTGGTGCGATGACTGTTGCAAAAATCAATACTGCTTCCATATGAATCTCCTCCTATGCTAATAATTGGACCAGAGCATAAAAAATGGCGGTTATAATACCGCCAGCTCCAGTGATGTTTAAGATTACTTTCCAGAAGTTCGAGACTTTCATTTTATTAGTCGATAAGTGATGATCGATTAGAGTGTTCAATAGTTTTTTCTGTTCGTCGTTCTGCTGTTTTTGAATATTTCCTTGCTCCTTAATGGTCTTTTCCACGTTATCAACTTTAGTTGAGAAGGTACTGAAAGTGTTCTCTAATGTTGTAATACGCCTTTCGTGATCTTGCCATACAGGCATGTCTTCCATCTCCTTCATTTCCTTTGACATTTTCAACCCCCTCAATAAAATACTGACCACCCATGTACCAAGTGGATGGTTTAGAGCAATAAAAAAAAGAACCCCGAAGGATTCTTTTACTGAGCCATTGCTGGCAACACGTTATACATTTTTTTGCCTTTTACTTTATAAGTTTTGTCTTCAACTTTTATCGTAAATGTTGGCTTAATCCATTTAACTAGCTGCGAATCAAGACCATTATAATAATACATTAATCGTTCGTTGATCTTTGTTTCTCCAGATTCTAAAACTTCACCGTTTAAAATGTTTGAATTGTCTTCGCTTAACGTAAACCCTTGTAATCCACCAGTGACTGGATCACCTTCAAATACTTTAATATCTTTGCCAGTATTGTTGACCAGTTTCATAGTTACTGTAAATCCATTGCCATTGTGCGAAAAAGAATACTCTGGAATCATCTTGAAACCTTCCAAGTTGAATTCTGGTTCTCCTGAAACTTCTTCCGCCTGTTTGACTTCTCCTTCAGCACATCCGACAATAACCAAAAAGCACACGACAACAACCGTTAGTAATGACTTCATTATTGTAACCTCCCACAGTTACCCCATTTAATATTGCAGGCAGGAAGGTGGGTGCCTTCCTTTCGCCCCGTCGGGCTAGCCTGTAATATTATCATACACAAATCTTTCCAATATGATAACCCCCTTTCCATTATTTGTGTTCTTGATTATAAATATCGGCGGGTGTCACACCCTTAATATCTATCCTAGATCGCGTCAACCCGCCGATTTCAACAGAATTAATGGTTTCATCGTTCAATTTTGTATTGAGAACTGTTGCATCAAAGTCTTCAACCTCCACATCGAAGATATGACCGCTATGTGTTTCTATGGTTAATTGCACCATTAATAACTTCCTCCTAAGTGGCTCTGAATAAAAAGTCTTGATACTATGTTTGCGTTTATCCTAGCAAGAGTATCAGGTGTTAAAGTAATTTCATGCCAGGTCCCACGCTGTACTTTCCCACCACTGTCTTTTGACAGATAAGGAATCAAATCAATCATGTTTCCACTTGCACCAGTCGTAGGCATTAAGTTCCCGTCTACTCTTATCTCCACTTCGGACGGCCTATCCTGTAACTTATAAATTCCGTGTTTCACATCATGAGTGTGATCCGGCAACTCAAGCTGATGCGTGTGCTCTGGTATGCTCACCTCATGAGAGTGGGATGGAACCGTGAAGTCGTGTGAGTGGCTTGGAATATTTACATCATGACTGTGATTAGGTGTATTAAATGAGTGTGAATGGTTAGGTATTGAAACGCTATGACTATGATCTCCGTCAGCAGAATACGTGCTGAAGGCCCCGGGAGTTGATGAAGGTAAATACAAGCTTGTAAAGCCGACTCCTTCAACATAAACGTCAAACAAATTATAATTATCCGGGGGAGGGTAATTTGTTCCACTTCCAATGGAAGCTATTGTGTGTCTGTGACTCCCACCGTTATCGGAAGATTGAACAGATCCTCCGCCACTTTCAGTTGATTTACTTACTCCTCCACCGCTTGAACTCGTCTGAACTGATCCGCCGCCTGACTCAGTGGATTTAGATACGCTTCCGCCGCTTGTCGTTGTCCGAGTTGTACTTCCGCCGCTTGCAGTAGACTTGATTATTGCTCCTCCACCTTCAGTAGCTTGCGCGTATGCTCTGAATGCCTCTGTTTCGAAAGATAGATCAAGCGTATTGATATTCACTAGATCATTGGGTAAGAAGAATCGGATTGTTGCAGGATTGTTTGGATCACAGTTGTCCTGGTAATCATGAGAGTCAATGTTAGTCGAACCCTGCGAGTACGCTTCATTCACCTGTTGCTTTCGTTCTAAATCGGCTTGGGTTGTAGCAATGTCATCCAGTTTGTTCTCAATCTTGTATGTGACATCGTACTCTGCATCTAGCGGAATCGTATCTTCTATAATCCGAGCTTTGTACACATTACCTTTCTTAGTGGTGATATCCCCAACTGTATAAAAAGGCTTTCGTTCATGAGCATATTCTTCCCTTATGGAAAGATCAGCTGCATCCAACGTAAAAGAAATCTTAGGAATTTTCCATTGATCCAGAAGACTTTGAGCATTTTCTTTTAATGAATCTTTATCCTCGAATCGTTTATCATGCCAGATGTAAGAATGTTCTCCCCACTCATCGATCGATACCTGATCCTTTAAATAAGGAATACCATTATTGATATCACGAATATCCAAAGCATTTACACCTTCCCCAGCACCTTTAGGATATAGAACATTCACAATTTCACTGGGCTCTGAAGTCTCATTAAATGCGATTAGGTTTTTCCCCCAACGTATATCCCAAACCACATCATTAGATGTCTTCTCTAAATTAAGGGTGAAGGGGTATCTAGTGGTATCAAACGTAAATATATACGGTTCATCAAATGGTTGTGGAATGGAAAAGATCGGGGCAAGCAATCCGTTCTCGTCCTCGAATTTGTAATGGAAGTAACGTTTAATATCCACTTTTCCTAACTTCCAGTGTTTGATGGTTTGCCTTTCAAGTATGTTTTTAAACACATACTCTGTCGGCATGTTTGTAAATTGCGTATAGCCATAAATCACATCACTTAACAACGTAGCAAGTACATGCTCACACTTGTAACGAATCTCTTCACTATCATCGTCTTCTTGCCTTTCCATTTGCATAATACGGTATAGTCCGTAATAGCGACCGGATTCACCGTGAATTTTCACGTAATTAAAATGGTCACAATGCTCGTTCTTCGGATCGACTGCCGGCATAGAAAAAGACGCTGACCAAAGCTCGTTGGCGCGTCTTGTAATTTCTCCATCATATGCGTTTTCGAGAATCGCTACTTGATCAAAGTTTTTATCAAGTATTGAGATGCCGTGTGTCGGACCACCAATTGCTCTTTCATCAGGTGGAGGGGCATAACCCTCATAGGCTTGTAAGTTAAGTAACCCATTACCTTGCAGGTTATCGCTATATCCAAGACTCTCCGCGTGATGTAAAAGGCCGTAACGAACATCATCATAATTCGGTTCATGAAGCATAGACCATAACAAGGCGGCCGCCCCTGCAACATGAGGGGCAGCCATTGAGGTACCTGTCATGTAACCGTAACCGCCGCCCATTGTAGTGGAGTACACATCAACGCCTGGTCCAACAATATCCACCTCATCATTAGAACTTTGGTCAGTGTAGATGTTTTTATCTTTATCTACCGCGCCGACTGATATAGTTTCGGGCAAAACAGCTGGATAGCCTGTCTCATCTGTTGTTGCGTCACCATCCCCATAGTTGCCAGCAGAACATATTACAACTATGCCGTTATCTACAGCTCTTTTTATGGCATCGTGCCGTTCATCATAGGTGTAATAACTCCCTATAGATATATTGATAACTTGAACTTTTTCACCATTTGGCCCTATCCAATCAACTGCTGCATTAATAGCATTTGTGATCCATTGCCAATCTGTATTACCTAGCGAGTTGAACACCCTATAGGCAAGGATTGAGGCTTTAGGAGCAACCCCAACCGTTTCACCTGCTACTGTACCAGCTACGTGCGTACCGTGTCCATGTGTGTCTTCATATGAGCCCTCACCTGTGAAGTCTTGACCGCCTATGATTTTACCTTGTAAATCAGGGTGATTGGTGTCTATTCCTGTATCAATAACAGCGACGACTACACCCTCTCCCTGATTGGACTCCTCCCATATGAGAGGGGCGTTGATCATTTGTAGACCGTATGTTGACATATATTCACCTCCGAACTTAGTCGATATTTATTAAAATATCCTTGTAAAACTATTTACTTAATTATAATGTTCTAGTAATCTATCTCTAAAAGGATGGTGTTTTATGGAAACTATTAAAAGTTTTTTCAGTCTACGACTTAATACATACATAATTTCGAAACGGTGTCTTGACATTTTTTCAGCAGTTTTACTCCTTGTCCTTTTATCACCTGTTATACTCGTTGTTACTGTTGTCCTATATCTCATGCCTCGCCATAATGTGATATTCAAACAAGAAAGAATAGGACAAAACAGAAAAAAATTCAGAATAGTAAAATTTTGCACAATGGTCAATAATGCTGAAAATGTTTTAAAGGATAACACATTGCTATATCAAGAATTTGTGGAAAATGGTTACAAACTTGATCAAAATAAGGACCCTCGTATAACAAAAGTTGGTTCGTTTCTTAGAAAATCGAGTATTGATGAGATCCCCCAACTAATTAATGTCCTAAAAGGAGATATGAGTTTAGTTGGTCCTAGGCCTGTTATTAATTCAGAACTAAAAGAATACGGTGATCAAAAGGATTTATTCTTGTCTGCCAAACCAGGAATTACTGGATACTGGCAAGTGAGTGGAAGAAGTAATGTTGGCTATCCTGAAAGAAAAGAACTCGAACTTTTTTATATTGAGAAAAAATCATTTACATTCGATATAAGCATTATTTTCAAAACAGTCAAGGTGGTGCTAACGAAAAATGGTGCATGTTAAGCTGAGAAATTTGTTGAACGCACCACCCTGCTTCGGAAAAGGATTTCTCTTAGGTTTATCTTTTTCACTACTTCTATGGCTGTCCATCTTTTACTTTTTACGATTTATCTAGATTATATTAATAACTAGATCGTCTAACCATACTGCTACGTCGGTTGACCAAGCACCGCCCCAAAAACTAATTTCTACAGTTGTAGTTCCGGGCGGAGCTTCGATCGTAGGTACTACAAATCTTTCTGTCCATGAATAATAATCAGAACTAATTGTTTCAACCCCCCCAGTTGAGATAGCATCCCCTTTTCTATTCAAGAAACGTCTTTCTATCTTGAAATCCTTGCCGTTAGATTCTAAGTTTTTAGTTTTTATATGGTATTTAAAACGTATCATTTCACCAGCTTCGCAATTAAATTGAATTTGTGCACCTGAGGAATAACCTTCAGTAGGAACTGTAAACTTCATAGATGCTGAGCCTTCTTTAGATTCTGTTGAATCCAAGGAAGGCTTAGTAGCAGAAAACCTGTGAGAATCCCATTCATTTATTGATGCTTCCGTATTACAATCTCCGAAAGCAAGTTCATTTAAGAACCTGGAAATGACCGGTTTTCTAGCGTCTTTGTAACTGTCTACTCTATTGATTAAGGTTCGCCCTGTCCCCTTCACTAAGAAAGGTGTTATAGAACCTGCAGAAGTAACATCGGCTAAAGTTAATTTTAAGCTATCTGCTGTTAATCCGGCTCCAATTAGTTCATTAGTAGATTCCTCTACTCTAAAATACTCTTTTGTTCGATCACCCTCAAAAGTATCCACGATCTGTATTTTACCAATATCTAAATGGGCACCATAACCATCAACTTCAAACCAATGTGAATCCGTGTTCTGCTCTACAAAAACATTATCTAGGGAAACTAAACCTGAGTTTACCTTTATTGCTGTAATTCCGTAATCGATGCTTGAATTTACAACCCTAATATCTCCCTCACCATTGTTGTTATAAATAGCAGTTCCATAGAAATCGAAAACACTTCCCGATACGCTTATCTTCTCGCCGTAATTGGTTCCTCCATCAGGCATATAAATGCCATAATTAGTTTGTAACGGTTTGAAATAACATTTATCAAACAATGTTGCCCAAGTGCAACTATTCAATTCAATTATGTTAGCATCTAAGAAGGAACAGTCTATGAATTTCCACCCCGCTGCATATACTTGTCCAGGAGAATCACCTATACTTCTAATCAAGAAAATATCCCGGTTCGTTGCTCTGAATGTAATACCTTCAACACTTCTTTTGAAGGCTTGCGATAGGTAATCCTTAACGTCTAACCTTTCATAGGCCGTTATCTCCATCCCATACCCTGCTGTCTGAGTAAAAATAAATTCAGCATCTTCATCAGAGACAAGGGAAATCTTATCAGGGTAATACTTTAGAGTAGAGCTAATATTATAACCCCTACCAGGAATGTATACGGTACCGCCTCCGAAAGAAGCCACTGATTCGAATGAAGATTGAATAGCAATCGTATCGTCATGTTTTGTAATAGTACTTTTAACATCTGTACTTGCTACATCTGCTAAAGTAAACGTAACTCCATCTATCGCTGTTACTTCCGTAATAAGTTCGTCACCGTTAGTCCCCTCGGTCATCGTACTCATCGTACCTAACGCACCTGTCCCGTTCTGATTATAAGTTGCGTCCTGCTTTTCTCCTGCATCTTCACTAGTAAACGTAACCGTGTCCGTTCCTGCTGATCCGCCTGTCGTCCATCCCACGAATGTTGCCGCTCTGACTTTATCCGCTATTTGAATTGCAGTATCACCTGCTAACACAGCAATACTCGTCGCGATTCCATCAAGAGTAATAAGAACATTACCGTCTACTGTAGCTCCTGTTGTGACTTGTAATTCTGCAACCTCCACAATGCCGCCCATTCCTGCCCCTTTTATAAGAATACCTTGTCCAACGTTAAAGTCTTGTCGATTAGCCACGGTCAATTGATTTGACCCTGCTTTAATACTCCCTGTCGTTTCTAAGACAGAACCACTCGCACCGAACCATTTGACATTTACTCCACGTTCTTTAAATTCGATGTCTAAGTCATCAAGCCGGTCGTTTAATACATTAAAAGCTGTACCACGATTATTAACCCGAGCTTGCAATACTTCTGCATCACTGGTTCCACTTTCGATAATCACATTGTCCAATTGATCGGAAGTGATTTGCGATTGTTGCTTAGATTTGTCAGCTGTTCGACTAGCGTTCTTAGCTATGCTCATAGCTTGATTAGAGTTATTCTCAGCTTTATCCGCAGCTGAAATTGCATTGTTTATATAGTCAACGCCGTCGGCAATTGAAAACCTCTGACCAGTAGGTATTAAATTTAAAGCCATAATCTCACCTCTCTTATCAATACTGATCTCTAAATATCAGTGAAAATGTTATGTCTAAACCTGAACCATCAACGTTTACTGTGTTATCGCCTGGAAGTAGCTCTAAATGATCATTGATGGAATCTTTCTTGAGATCAGGCATACCATTTTGGGTGTTGTTCTTTTTAATGGTGTAATCCTGTCCGATTACTTCATATTTCGTATTAGTAAATGAACCCAAAGAAAAAGACTGCCCATTTGCTGAGACAGTCAAAGAATCTGCACTTCCCTCTATAATAATAGTTGGTCGTACCGCATAGCCATTCACGTAATAATCAATGGATGTTGGTGCTGTAACAGGTATGTTTGTACCAGGTGAATAGTGATCCATTGAGACACTCGAATCATAAGTTAGTTCAGTACTATCCCAAGAAATTTCGTGATTTTCTACAATAAGCTTGGCTTGGGGATCATGAGCAATGATAGGTAATTCAAAGCTTCCCATTGTTACGAATCGTTCAATAGGTATCTCCCCGACCTTTTTAATCATGTAATACTTGTCAGGATTGTAGTCGTACACTAGCTTCATTTCTCTGGGGTTCCCCCAGTCATCAGATATAAATCTATCAAATGCTTCGATCTTTCTATGCAATCCTATCTTATTTGCTTGCGGTAAAATTCCTAGAGGAAGATTAAGAGGTTTTGGATCGGTCTCGGTGCCAAAGCTAAGGACTCCTTTCCTTCCAGGAATCTTCAATGTTTTCTCACGTGTAGGAGCCGACATTGGATTCTGGTGATTCTCTAATAGTTCAATATCAAATTCCCTTAGATTGTTTCCGTCAAGCTTGATCATCGGCCCCCCCTCCTTCTTTTCTTCAATTTCACTTCTGTTCCCAGCATTTGGCTCACTTCATCAACATGCGCCTGCAGCTGCTGCCTCCCTATTCTAAGATTAATAGTTAGTGGTCCAGACTTAGATGTCTGTACTTGGGCCGGCGGGCTGTTATCTTGTAGACGATTTGCAATCCGATCCGCTTCACCAGATGAACTAATCCCACTTGCATAAGCAGGAATGTTATTCAAAGCACTCATGATCCTGTTGGATTCTTCATGTGTGAATACTTGAGTACCTTGTTGCAGATCCGCTACTCCAAAGTTCAACATGGACCATCGGTTTCCATGCTTCGCAAGCTCATATCCTTCTTCTCCAACAAGAGCAGGACCGCCAGGGTGAGAATTTGTTCCTTCCGCATATCGAGGAATCGATAGTACACCATTAGGGTTGGATACACTCAATTGAACCTTTTTAGAAATTGGTTTGCTCAACGTCCAGTCAAGTTCGGAAGCAGAGGGATTTACATTTACGTTTACATCCTTACTGATGTCCTGACCCATTTCCGTGTTATAGTCACTTGCTGCATTGACAAGGTTATAAATGTTATCCTTGGCTGTTTGTAACCTTCCAATTTCCTTTTCAATCTCTGCAACCGCTTCTCGGTGTTCTTCCGTATTACGTCTATTAACAGGAGTCTGTTCGATCAAGGCTTGTTTCTCAGCTTGTAACTTCCCAATCTTAGTTTCAATTAAAGAAATCGACTTACCCTCTTGAACAACTTGCTGCGCTTTTTCATCTGTAATCCCAGCTGCAATTAAATACTGCTCAGATAAACGTTGTTTGGCAATACTTAACTGGCTTAATTGCTTTTGTGTTTTTTCTAGCTCTTTCTGTCGTTCATTGTTTTTCTCAATGTAGATACTTAGCTGTTCATATAGGGTTTGTTTACCGCCTTTGAGCATGGTCAGCAATGCTCGCTTATCTTCTAATTCGATTTTGGCTTTTTCCAATGCTTCGCCTTGCAAAGTACCGTTTTGAGTCGCAACATCAAGTGCTTTAACCTCTGACTCATATTGCTTAATCTTGGACTGTGCGGTTTGCTTATTGTAATTTACGAGTAGTTTTTGAATTTCTGCTTCAAGGGACATTGAACGGTTTAATGCAGCTCGATCGTCTTTAATCTTTTGGATCAATTCAGACTGCTGACTAAGAGCCTTATAGAACTGCTCCTCTAATTCGCGAGTGGCCATGATCCGAGTTTGCTTGTTATATTCTTTCATTTTTTCTGTGGTGCCTGCAATCTCGTTCCCTTGATCTGTAATTTTGTTTGTGGCATGTGGCATCGTTTCAGTCAATGTTTCATTCTGACTAACCATTTTGGATAATTCCTCATTGGTAAGACCAGACTTATTTTGGAGTTTATCCATTTCTGATCGAATCGCTTTAATTACTTCAGGATCTGTCGCATCTTGAAGAGCGTGGTGAAGATCAATATAACGAGCAAACTCATCACTGGTAAGCTTAGATTTGTTTCTCAATTTATCAAATTCATCAATAAGCTGTCCGGTTTTCTTGTACTGCTCCTGGAGAGCATCTGCTGTTTCGTAGGATACTTCTTGGCTTTCTTCCATAGCACCCCTCAGCCCTACAAAAGCACCAACAAGTAAACTTAATCCTGTAATCGTTAAGCCTATTGGGTTTCCACTTAATAGCATTAATCCTCGTCCAACTTTAACAAGAGTCGCGGCCAAGAACCCAAATCCACCTGCAGCACCAACAGCTTTTAGTCCTGCTGCAACCATATCCGGGTTTAAGTCCCTGATCCATTCCGTTAATTCTTTAACTACTTCCGTAAGGTCGCCCATCGAGTCTTCAGCTATGCCAATACCAAGAGTCGCAAGAGTTGATTTAAGTTCCTCAAGTTTCCCTATAAATGTATCCATTCGAACAGCTGCAACTTCAGCCGCGGTTGTCTTACTCATCTCTTCATTCATTTCATTGATGCCTTCAGCGCCCTCTTTATATAGGATCGTAGCCGCACGCATAGCATCAGTACCAAACATCGTTTCTAAAGCTTGCTGACGTTGCATATCAGTTAAATCACCAAGTTGGGTCTGTAACAGCTCGGATATTTCTGCCATAGACTTAATTTCACCGTTAGCATCGTAAAAGGCTGACTGATACACTCCTACTTCATCTAATAAACCCTCAAATGCTTTTGTAGCTTCTTCCGTTCCCCTTTGAGCTCCGCTTGTAGCCTCAACATATTCGTATAAAGCATCATAAATATCAGTCCAAGAGTTACTAGCCGGTTTAATACCTTCTTCCTCTAATACTTGGAGAGCTTCTGTCGTATCTCTTGTAAGTAATCCAAACTTAGCAAAGGCATCTTTGGCCTTATCTGTCGTCGGTGCAAGTCTTTGAAACATGACTTTAAGGGATGTACCTGCGTCACTACCTTTAAGTCCATTTTGCGCCAATAGCGCTAACGCTGTAGACGTATCTTCAAATGAAAGTCCAGCACCTGCAGCAACAGCTGAAGCTTGAGCTAAACCAATTCGCATTTCATGTACATCTGTCGCTGAAGCATTCGCCGCCCCTGCTAAAATATCGGCAGCATCTGCTACACTCAATCCATCTTCTTCAAAAGCATTCAAAGCTGTCGAGGCGACTTCAGCTGCTTCAGCAAGTTGCAATTCACCTGCTGTCGCCAGATCTAGTGCTCCCTTTAGTGCCCCGCCAAGAACTTGTTCAAGAGGAATACCCGCTTTGATTAATTCTTGAGCACCTTCTAGCACTTGTTTACCGCTATACCTGGTCTGCTCTCCAAGTTCCTTTGCAAGATCAGCGAGCTGGCTCATTTCCTCCCCGGTGGCTCCACTTACAGCCTTAACATCAGCAAGAGCTTGTTCAAACGTCGCTGCTGAATAAATAGCTGCTCCAAATCCAATGCCACTCGCGATAAGTGCACCGCCCATGACCTGCTGAAGACCTTCCAACTCTCTTTTACTGTTCTTTATATCTTCACTTAAATTGTCAAAGGTACGTCCCCACAAGCCTCTATTAGTCGTTAACAATCCGTTCTGCTCTCTCAGTTCTCCATTTACATCGTTGATTTGCTGTTCCGTACCAATCATTTCACGCTTGGCCCGCTCTAACCGAACTGCTAAGTTCTGAGCAGTTTTAGAATGAGCACCTGCACTTTGCACAGCCTCTTTATGAGCCTTATCTAGAAGTTCAACACTGGTCTTTTGGAGTCTCAGCTGATTGGATAGAATTCTCGATTTATTTTCAAGGTTTTCTGTGGACTCTCCAAACTGTCTAGTTCTTAGCTGGGCTGTTTTCATTTCTTCCTTCATCAATTTAAGTCCACGATTAATCTTCCCTGCGCCATTTTGAAACTTGGTACCATCCAAAGTGACCTGGGCAACAAGATCAGCGATGACATCACGATCCGCCATGTTCTCACCTGCCTTTCACTAAACGTTCCTCATCTTATCAAGAGCTTCTCGTTGCTTCTGTAGTTCACGTTCTTTTTCAATACGTTTATTTTTTCGCTCATGCATACGAAAATAAGCATGTAAACGCCTCATGCTAAGTTTCCAAAATTCATCTTCGCTTTTTCCTGCCTGCTCTGTAATAAACCAAAAGTATCGCTCCCAGTCATGACGCTGATCTACTTTTTTTTAACGCTTCCTTCTGGCTGATCATCATCAGGATCTTTACTTGGCACGTCATCTTTTAATCCTCCTGAAATAATTTCAGCAGCATAGTTGAATCCGCCACTGTTTAGCATACTGCCTACTTGTTTCACTGTTAGATGCTCATCCTCATGCACCAGACAAGCCCACAAGAAAGCTCTTATGGCGTAAGGTCGCTGTTTAAAGAAGTCCTCTAAAATGTGATTAAATGATTTATCGTCATAAAGCATATCTAATTCCGAATAAGCATTTAGATCAAGAATAAAAGTTCGCTCTTTGTCCAGCATGATCGGTATTTCCTTGGGTTTGTGTTGCATGTCTCGCTTTAATCCACTATCCAATGAAATATCCTCCCTTCGTTTTTTATGTAAAAAAGAGCAGCCATACGGCCGCTCTTACGCTGTTGTAAAGTTAGTAATTTCATTGCTAGCCAAGTTATTGCCAGCAAGGTCACGAATGTTTTTAGATGCCACAGCTGTAAAGTCCGTAGCAGAAGTTAAAGCAGATGTTGGTGTGAAAGTAACAGTCGTTTCGTCTGTACTCTGTGTTAGTTCTCCATCTACCAGCGCTCCTGAGGAATCCATAAGATAGAAGTTTCCATCATGAACGTCTGCACCTTTAATGGCTTCATCAAATGTCCAAACGATATTAGAAGATGTCACGACTGCTGTATCTCCATCAGCCGGAGATACAGTAACCGTTGGTGGAGTTGTATCTGGATTAGGTTTATATACTTCATTAAACCAAGTATCAGCAGAAACAAAACCATCATTAGCTTCGTTACCTACAAACTTCCATTCTTCATCAAATTTACGTGGAATAAATTCACCAACAATGGAAGGCGAACCAAACTCAATAGAGTCTGTTGCTGTATTATTTGTACGGGAAGGCTCCTGGAACTTGCCTTTAAGTAACCACCAAAATTCACTAGTTCCGTCATCCATGGTTACTTCATAACCAAAAGCGCCGTATGGTGCGTTTCCTTTTGACTTAAGAACGCCATCCGGGCCAAGCTCTCTTCCCAATAAAACAGCTTCTTGTTTTGCTGGAAGATTTGTTGTATTAATTGTTACTCCTGCATAATTAAACTTACTTGCAGAAGCTACAACGTGGTTATCCCCAAAGTGCCTTCCTGTGGCAATGTTCGGCTCCAATTGAGCTGTAACCGCTTCAGATATTTTAATCGGTGTTTCATACACCGTACCTGTTTCATCATCAGAAACCAGTGGTGCGAAGTGGAAGTTTTTTAAACCTGTAGCATACATAATTAGTTAACCCCTTTCGGTTTTGTTTTCTTTGTTTGAAATCGCATGGGAATGTGAATATATACTTGCCCTTCATCCGCCATTTCAGAATTATAGGTACAAGAAAAGCCCAGCCCCTTCATCGTCTGAATTGTTTGTTCCGACAATGAAGAAGTTGAGCCGGTCTTAGTGAAAATCGAAATATGAACTTGAATATTCTCAGCCAGTGGATTGTTATCACCATAATGAGTGTCAGTTTGATTTAAGATGGAATAGATCAAGTAGGTATCAAAGTCCTGATTAGCTGGTGCCTTTACACCGAAAATGGCGGCATAGCCTCTATATTCATCAAGTTGAGCCGCCAAATTTTCGTTTTGTTCTAAAGCCAGAAGAATATCATCTCTCATGTTAATCATAAGCTCATGATCCTTCTCATGCCTTCAGTTAATGTCAAAGCCACACCATCTTTTGATTCAGCAATCCCGATAGTCATTGGCATTTGAGCAGACATTTTTACTGTGCCAAACTCAAGGAATTTCAATTTAAACCCTAGCCCTTTCCTTGCCCCTACTTCTACATAACGTTCTCCAAAATTGTTGGTTTTCGTCCGACTCACAATAATGTGATCTTGAAGGTGCTGATAGGTTGCGCTATTGGTTTTGGATCGATGGATATTATCAGCGATAGCATCAGCTAAAACTTCACCAGCTGTACGAAGCACTTTACCTTCCTGGCTTCTCCCTTTCTTACCAAGCTGATCGATACGATTACGCATGGAGATATTCATATCAGCTCCCACTATCCATCACCGCCTCTGTGATCACTTCTAATTCACGATTCATGCCTTCCATGTCGAGTATCCCTTTAATCTCGTAAACTTGTTTGATGGATTTATCAGGGTTTTTCTTAACAATTCTCATAGATTCATTCAATTCATCGTCATAACGCATTTTCCAATTCACTGTATGGATTGCATTAACCGCCTTAGCGTCAAAATACTCCTCAGCCTTCATCGGGACTTTATCAGCGAACTTCTTTTTAAAATCAATCCATGTATCAACCCATCGACCATCAGGATTACGAGTTGATTCCTTATTCTGAACATAAACCACATGACGATATTTGCCTGGTCTGATGGGCCGCATTAAAACCACCCCTTATAAGGGTAAAGCAGAGACTCAATAGAAAAAGGTATTTTAACAACCGATGTACCGACGATAACCGCTTCCCTATTTTCATAGAAATGGGAGACTAATAGGTGGATAGCTTGCCCAATGTCTTCTGGTAATGTTTCATATCCTGCTGTGTACTGAACTTTAAAAGCGTCAATAGGATATAATTCTACATCCGGCCATTCCACCAATAAGATTGCCGGTTCAGATTCGCTCACATAAAAATCTGTGACCTCTATAACGTTACCTTTTCTATCTTTCACACTCACTTTATCTATGGTTTGTAAGGGTGGATTAGGAATTTTAATCCGTTCTTTGCGCTCATCTAATATTAATTCATACGTTTTAACAGCCAAGGAACGACGAGTGAACTTTTCAGCGCTTCTTCTTGCAGCTGCAATGATCCGTTTCACCGTGTCATCCTCTTGCCCTTGATCTAGATGTAAATACTCTTGAGCATCAGCAACAGTAAGTGGTTCAGCCGTTGGCTCGGTGATCACTTTTACATGCATTATTCACCCTCCTGTCTAATAAAGGGAAAGATTTTACTCTTTGCCTTCTTCATTGTTGGGTGATTCTTCATTTTCTTTTAGCTGTTGCTCAATTTCTTCTTTCACACCTTTACGGTCCTTATCTGACTTTTCTTGCTCGAGAAGATCTTCCAACTCGGTTTTACTTAGTCCTTCTAAAGATTGAACAACTTCTTCCACTGTTCCTTCAAGAATGTTAGTTTTATCATCATTATCGTCAGGATTTTCCCCATTATTAGGTTGAGGTTCATAAGGGACATTAGGTTCAAGATCAGTTTTTTCAGCTATTCCTGCTGCAACCCAAGCAGCCCCGATCTCATCTGAAACGTCAAGGACATCTCCAATATTCTTAACACTATATTCTGATGCCATCGATACTCGCATTTTGATTTTCATTCACTTTCCTCCTTTTATAAAAAGAAAGAGAGGCGTTTAAGCCCCTCTATTATTATGCGCTGGCATTCTGCAATACTTTAACCGCTTCAGGTAAGATCAACTTGCCATCCACTCGTTCAAACATACGGAAACCAACTTGACCTGTTGCTGCATACAACTCATTTAGACGTTGCATAACACGTCCTTGACGATCTGCAATCCAGTAGTAAGAATAGTCACCGAAAGCCAATGGTTTGGCACCAGCTCCAAGAGCAGGAACATCATCACCTACATAAATAGGTCGGCTTAGCACTCGATCCGGTTCACCAGCTTGTAGTCCTGGTTGCCAGATATATTGTCCGTCGCTATCTTTCAGCTTGCGAACAGCTTTGACCGTACCGTCATTTGCCAAGAAAGAAGCATTACGACGATATGGACGCTTTAGGCTGTGATAAAGGTCAATGAAATCATCTGCAATGAGGGATGCAACCTGACCTGTGGCTGTTGTGTGACCAACTTGTGCTGATTGAATAACACCAGTTGGCTTTCCTACCCCGTCACCATTAATAAACGCTGCCTCTTCTAAGTTTCCGAATCGTTTAGAAAAGGAATTTAAGGCATAGTTATCAATATTAAATGCAGAATCATTTAATAGTTCCTCTGAAACCTTCATGATGGTACCCGCTTTATGAGCACTTAAGACCTTTTGAGAGAACGTTGCGTCACTTTCGGTGTATTGCTCTTTTTCACCCATCCAATTTGCTGTACCATAATCGGACTCAACAGGAATCTCACGGGAACCGCTCGAAGTAGTAATAACAGTAGCCAGTTGACGCATGATGTTTTGTTCTTCTAAACCCTGAATGAGTTTACGTTCGAACTCATCTGGCACAAGATAACCACCGTTTGCATCCGTACCAACAGCTAGGTTTCGAATTTGTGGATCCATAAGTAGAGAGACATCCTCATGGTTAAGTGCTTCTTTTCCATTACGGAACACTTTCCAGAAAGCATTGCGATATTCTTCTGCAGAACGACCTTGTTTTTGATCCATGTTTTGGTTCTGTGGTTCAGGACGGTGCGCTTGATGTACTGGCTGATCTAAATCATTTTCCAGACTAGTAAGTTTTTCTTCCCGATCAATAGAAGCTTTTAAGTTATCTACTTCATTCATGATGCGGTCATACTGCTGCTGATCTTCAGCATTAAAATCACGCTTTTCTTCTTCCGCTCGGTTTACCAAGTCTCGTGCTTGATTTACTAGCCTTGCTCGTTTTTCACGCATTTCGATAATTGTCATAACTATATGACCTCCTTGTTTAATAGCTCCAGTTTTTTCTTGCGTAAATTGTGCATATAAAAATCTTCTTCCGATTCACCATCGTCGTTAGAGGATTGAGTAACTTGATTATTTGGTTTTGGATCTTTTAAAACTTCATTCCGTAATTTATCGATGACCTGTTGAGGCAATAAACCGGAATGGTCAACACTTGCTACAAATTGATAATCTTGTTCAAACATAATCTCATCAATTAACTTGTATTCCATAGCTTGTTGAGGAGTAAGCCACGTCTCTTTGTCCATCATATCCAAGAGATCTGTTTCATTCATTCCGCTTTTAGCCATATAAGAGTTAGCAACTGTTTTATTAACATTTTTCAGTATTCCGGCTGTGTGTTCCATATCTCGGTAATCGCCACCCGCCATCGTAGCAGCATTATGGATCATAATTTGAGCTGTGGGTGACATCATTAAATTATTGACAGCCATTGCAATGACAGATGCAGCACTTCCCGCTAAACCAACGATTTTCCCTGTGGTGTTACCTGAATAATCCTTCAAGGCGGTATAGATCTCGGAACCATCAAACACCGATCCACCACCACTGTTGATATGCACTTCAACATCTTCACCATTCGCATCCTCCAATGCTGATTGGATTTTTTTTGGACTTGTAGCCTCCATATCTAGCCAGTCATAAATCCATTGGTGATTACTTGGGATAATAGGACCCTTCACATTGATTTTTTTCATTGTTTATCACCCCCTTTAAGCGCTGTTGTAATTGGAACCATATTTCCGTTTACCAAATACTCACCCCCGCCTTGTCCTTCAGGTAATGGATTCTGATTTTCCTTATCTCGGATCTCATCAGCGTTCAACCAGCCGTTTTGACGAGCAATCGCATACGCTTCATAACGACTTTTAATGTCGCCTCGTAACAACCCATCCACAAGAAATTCAGCGAAGTACTTTTTCTTCTCTTCCGGCCTAATCAATTGCATCTTAATAGCTTGTTCCCATCGAACGAGCCAAGGACGGATAGTGTGAACCACAAATTCAATGCCCTGGTGTTCAATATTGCTAAATGTAGCCTTCTCTAAATCTCCAATCATGTGAGGAGGTACACGGTAAATTCTAGAAATTTCAGTTGTTTGGAATTTCCTTGTTTCTAAGAATTGCGCATCTTCTGGCGGTATCCCTACCTGATGATATTTCAACCCCTGCTCTAAGATCATCAGTTTATGACTCTTGGATAATCCCGAATGGGCTTCCCTTGTATCCTCTTTGAAACGTTTAAACTGCTCATCATCCAATTGACCAGGGTACTCAATAATTCCTCCGGGTGTGGCCCCTTCACCGAAGAATCGCGCACCAAACTCTTCCGTCGCTTTAGCAAGTCCGATCGCTTCTCGATGCATACGAATGGGAGATTTACCAACAATCCCATCTCCTAATCCGGGAATATGAAATACTCGATGCCTGGGTAGCTTAAAGGACTTACCATCCGGTGTCATCGTTGTATATTCCAACTGCTTTGAACGTGGATTTCTTTCAACAATCGTTTGTGCTGGGTTTAATGGCCACAAAGCAATAGTACGACCAGCTCCATCGATTTCTTTTTCTGCAAATGCGTTTCCCCATGTTAATAGATGGTGTTGCATCAATTCACGAAAGGTAAATGCACTCATTTCTTCATTCGGCTGATCATGCAGCAGTGAATGCAGTTTATGATCTATTGCTTTCCCTTTACCTACTTCTTTTCTTTCGTACATAAACAGAGGTAAAGAAGCAATCGTTTCAAATATAACTTTTTGAGCTGCATATACCGCTGTACTGTTCATGGCATTCTCTTCATTGATGGAAACACCTGAATTTGTACGGGTTCCACCAAACATTCCAGATAACCATTCCGAAGGAGAACTTAATGTACTGGATTGATTCAATAACGTATTAAAAATCCCCATAAAATTTAATCACCGCCCTTCGGTTTGACCTTTTCGTTAGGAGTGTTCCTAGCCCCAAATAATCCAATTAAAAAAATCACCGTACCAATGATGACAAACATCAAGGGTGGTGATACGAGAAATAGGCCTATGCCCAATATAACAAGGCCTAAAATTATAAAAATATCCGATAAATCAGGCTTCACAAAGTTCGCACCCCCCTAAATTTATAAACAGAGTCAGTGGATTCACCCATAACAATGGCAGTAGCCATCGCATTGATCATCGCCACAGTTATATCAATACGATCTCTCGATTTGTTCTTCATAGGCTTAATGTTTTCATTACCGTCTGTGGCAATAACAACATTTCCCCAGCACCAACGTGCTACCGGATTGACCTCATGAGTGAACTCTTCCTTTTTCATCAGTCGTTCAATTGCTTTCATAGAAGGGCTCATATTTTTCATATTCTGTTGAATCTCAATGACTTCGACTCCCTCTTTCATCAATCTCTGACTCAACATCCGGCTATTCCATGGGTCAGTACCGAGCATTTGAAGATTATACTGCTTGCTAATATTAATCAATCTGGCTTCAACGAAGTCATAATCGACAACATCACCAGGAGTAGCAAACAAGTGCTTTTTGTTTACCCACTGATCATAAGGAACATGATCTCGTTTTACCCGTTCCCTCATGTTGTCTTCTGGTATCCATGCATCAAAAACCGCTCTCCACTCATCAATTCCTTTTTGAGGAGGAAATAAGTGACATGCAGCTGTGATATCGGTGGTACTTGATAAATCTAGACCCGTATAGCATTTTTTACCGACTAGATCAGATAAGTTCCATTTCCCGTCTGTTTTATCCCATAACGTCAACGGTTGCCAGCCAACGCTCTTCAAAGATATCCACTGATTTAATCGTAACCATCTGAATAATCGCTCTGATTTCTCAGAGTTTCTAGCTGATACAGCCTCTTGCCTAACACTTTCTATGTTGATGGTGTGCCCTAAAGATGGATTAGATTGAAACCAGACCTCTTCGTCAAATATATCTGCGTCCTCTGGGGCATAGAACATCTTCACATACCATGTCGGATCCACCAATTCACCATCAAGTATTTTTCTTGCCTGTTCATGAATTTCCCAGCCGATAGAGTTTCGGTCTGGATCATCTCCTGCTGTCGTAATGACCCACCAAATAGGTTCTTTACGAGCTGCACCTGCACCAAACGTCATGACATCCCACAAATCTCTATTTGGTTGAGCATGAAGCTCATCAAAGATAACAACAGTAGGGTTAATCCCGTGTTTGGTGTACGCTTCAGCAGACAATACTTTCATGGTCGTTCCAGTTTCACGATTGATGATTTCTTTTTTACTGTCTAAAACCTTAATTACACTTTCCAAGGCTTCATCTTGCTCAATCATGCCCTTAGCAGCTTTATAAACGAGCTCAGCTTGTTGACGGTCAGCAGCACAACAATAAATCTGCCCTCCAGGTGGATCGCAAACTAAATGATAAAGTGCTAATCCAGCAATCAACGAAGTCTTTCCATTTTTCTTCGGTACTTCAAGGTAGGAATATCGGTATTGCCTGTATCCAGATTCAGTAACCGTTCCGTAAACATCCCAAATGATTTCATATTGCCAGTCCAATAAAATAAACGGCTGACCATGAAAATCGTCAACCGCTTTTAGCATCTGTATAAATTCAATGGGTTCTAGAGCACGTTCTTTACTATGTGGCATTGTGACCACCAGAACGTTTATTCATAAATTGAGCCATCGGTGATTTCTTACTATCATCTTCTGGAGGAGATTTTGGAATGGCTTTTACTCTTGCTGTAGGATTCAAAAATAATCGATCTTCAATTTTCAGGAGCATGTCCCGGATCTGATTTAATTTCGTAGTCGAATTATGAATAGTTTTATAAATGCCTATTTCTTCCTCGATGCTTTCAACATCTTCTAACTTTTCTGTCAGCGAATCAATCTGTTTAGAGTAACTGAGCTCCTGGCTGACCATGTTGCAATATCGATTAATAATTCGTTCATCTAGTCCATCTATATACTCGATATGCTTATACAATTTTTTAAGCCTGAGAAATTCCTTGTGAGCAACAGGGTCAGATTTTACGACAGGAGATTCTTTAAATTTAATCCCTGTATAAAGCGATTGTTCCACTTTTTCCCGATGATCCAATTCTTTTTTTGTTCGATGGCTCTTTCCTTCCATTTTCACAAGTTGAACCGGTTTGCTCGATCTGCCTGCCATAAAATCACCCCCTTTAAAAATATTTCATTTTGGGAAAAAAACTCACGCGAAGGTGCCCCCACGGTCTGTAAAGAAATTACAGTAGGTATTTAGACCCCCTACCCCTTCTACAACCATTGTTTTTACATTTATTTACCAAATAAAAGTAGGAAAACGAAACAAAAAGAGAAGAAAAACACATTAAAACTTGCTTAGAAACGTTTATGTTTACTCTTACATTACAATCCTTTAGCTGTCTTACGACTGTGACATGGCTTACATAGGGCTTGATGGTTACTTGGTTCCCAGAACAGTTCACTGTCACCACGATGAGGACGGATATGGTCCACCTCGGTAGCAGGTACCAGTTGACCATGGGACCTACAGTGTTTACACAGTGGGTTGCTTCTCAAGAATACTTCTCTATACTTTCTCCACCTGTTGTCATAACCACGACGGTAAGCACTCTCTCTAAATTGATCATGTGTGTTACCTGATCCCTTATGCTCCTCACAGTAAGTTGTTGCAGTTAAGGTATTGCAACCTGGCTCACCACAAGGTCGGCTCGGTCTACGTGGCATGGTGGTTCTCCTGGATGGAGGTATCTGGATGAAGACCCCGGTGCCTTTCTTCTTTCCACCGGCGGTCTAATTCATTAACTTGTTCTCTCACTTCACTGATCTCACCGATGATCTCTCGACACCTGGCAACACATTTTCTCTTCTCACCCGGTAGCATATCTTTAGTGGGGAGGGTCTTTCTGTAAAGAGCCCATAGGTCTTGTTGTTTCTTGATGCCATCTCTAATTTGTTCAAGTTTACTCACGACAATCACAGGACCTGCACCTTGCTGAAGAATCTAATTCCTCGTCATCTGCAAGTAAAACAACCTTAGTCATAACATCACCACATTCAGGACATTCTTTGTTATAAGTCAAGCCGGATTTGCTACGCACATCCTCAAACTCTCTCAATGCACCAGTAGCCTTCTTCGCTTCACGTTGTACTGCTTTCAATCCTGTAAGTGCATCGGAACAATCTACGTCAATGCTGAGTTTGCCAGCACTTTTCTTCTTCGGAGTAACAGGTCTCCGTGGTGGTGTTTCTGTCATACTCGGTTTATCAATACTTCTTTTACCTTCGCTCGACTTATAGCCAGCCATGATCAACACTCCCTTTATATTTGTTTATCTCCATGCACTCCCGCCCCTGTGCTTTCTCCTATGGCCGACATCACTCGCTTACTTCGCTACGCAGCTACTAACCATAATCTTAGTGGAGATACATTACCCTTATATCCATAACGATTAAGCTGTTTCCCTAACTAACATGTTCCTATCTCTTAAGATGGCAAGCACTCTCCACATCACTTTAGGATTACCGGACTCAATACGATCAATGCTACCCTTCTTCACAAAAGCAACAGTCATAACTCCATCGCAATCTCCTATGATGTGAACCTGCAATACTCCCACCCTCTTATTTATTATTTTTGTATCAGCACCCTTGGCAGGAGTCGAACCTGCAACCGTGAGAATAGAAATCTCATGCTCTTTCCAGTTGAGCTACAAGGACATAAAAAGAGTCACTCACTACATCAGGCAATGTAATGAGTGACTATGCAAACGATGTAGCCACCACCTGGACCTAGTAAACAGATGGTGACCGTGCGTCGCGGCTTTTCCATGCCAACGACTAGACTTAAGATTGGTAGATCAACCAATGCTGACAGCTTTCCACACTATCAGCTGAAACAAGTCAACGTGGTTATACCAACACCGACGGGTAAATCGATGTGGTTAATTCTTTCATACTAGAATCATAACACCTTTTTAGTGAAATGTTCTGCCAAGAATCTGCCATCATCCTGCCATGAAAATTCAATCGTACTTTTCATTTTTGAGTTCATTTAGTCCAAAAATGAAAAAAGCCCACGCTGTCACCAAATAAGCAAATATCCGACTTATTGGAGATAGTTCAACATCAAAAACCGCATAAGCAATCGTGTTAAATATCCAAAGGGCTGCTGCTACAAAATAAATAACTGCAATCATATTCTACCCTCCTTGATTATTTATTACCAAAATATCTTTCTGCGATTTCTCTGCCGAATCCGACACCTCTCATATAGCCTTTCTCCCATTCTGTGTTATCCATATGGTTCATGGTGCATGTTTGGGTATAACAGGTGTAATGAAATTTGTTCAACGCCTTCTGCTGTTGTTCAAATTGATTCTGCAAAGCATAACGTTCATCTTCCCATCCGTTATTAACAAGCATTATCTTAGCTTCTAATTGCTGTTGTAAGGATTCAACTTTTTCAGCTTGCTCGATAAGCCAGTCTGTATGCTTTTTGGTGAATAACTCCCCTAAAATATCACCTAACTCCATGCGTATGTCGCCTTCCTCAGATACTTTGATCGCTTTGTTGTGTATTTCCTTAATAGCTTCTAAACGTTTCAGATCAATCATTAGAATCCTCTCCTTTTTTCGAAACTTACTTCTTTAATCCAATTATCAAATTCTCTTTGTGTCATGTTGTTTGGCAGAAATCTTTCAATCACTTCTGGAAATGGCCTCAACCAAACCTCTAATACTTCTTCTCCAACTTCTCTTTTACTAACTGTCCCAGTAATATTGTTCAAGTAATCTTCCTTTGTCATATTCCAATGTGTGGGACAGTCCACCACCGTAGAAAATCTACAATATAATCCATTGGGTTGTTGAGCTATAAATGCACCCAATGTTTTCACCTCCTTTGTATTTTGGCTAGTTCAACCATCACAGGTTGTAACGTGATAGTTCATTAATCGAATTCTGGTTCCATGCAATCAACGCATAACCTTCTGTGTTCTCCGCAATCTTCGCAAGGCTTTGTTTTACTCGCACCATATTCACAACCCATATGATACGGGGTTACAGTTCCATTCTTCTCCAGCCTTGCCACTTGAGTAAAATCCAAAGGTACTTCTCTGTTACATACACCGCACATTCTTTCACGCATTTATATCTTCCTTTCTATCGTTTTTTAGTAAGTGAGTTCACTACAATACATATTCTGTTGCACTGGTCTAAACGCTGAAAGCGTTGATGCTGTTACGTTTAAAGCATTTTATAAACTGAGCGCACTCCTAGCATTTTTATAGTGCGCTCATAAGAAAATAAAAAGAAAAAGGCTAGATTCGATATTTATCCATAGCCTTATCTAATGAATCCTGGTTGATGCCGATGTACCTTAGCGTGATCTCTTGGCTTGTGTGATTGAATAGTTCCTGCAGCAAGGCAATGTCCTTCGTCTGTTTATAGAAGTGATAACCGAAGGTTTTCCTTAGTGTGTGTGTGCCGATCTCAGATAAGCCTACATACTCTGCAGCTTCCCTTAAGATACGATAGGCTGTTGATCTGACAATAGGCTTGTTGTGTCCCTGTCGGCTCCTGATCAAGTATTCCTCATCGTTCAGTGACTTCACATAAAGCATTAGATCATTACGCACGTAACCAGGTATCTTGACGCGTTTTCTTTTCCGTGTCTTGGTTTCTTTGATGTCTACATGAGTACGTAGCAGGTTTTCCTTCTTCAGCTGCAGAATATCTGATATACGGAGCCCTGTTGCTATCCCTAACAGAAACAGGGCATAGTTCCTTTCATTCTTTTGCCGTAAGTACTCCTTCATCTTTTCAACCTTTACTGGATCTCGTATGGGCTCAACGAAGTTCATGCCTCTTTCACCTCCTTCTCATAAACTTCGATACGGAGCACAAAGGCCAGTTTGTAAATGGCTCTAGCCTTTAATCGGTAGTAATGACGTTCACTGTATCCCAGTTCGTTGTACGCCATGTAATCTAAGATGTCTTCGTGCTCCATGTACCTCTTAACGATCACGGACCGTTCCTTAAAGGGAAGACGGTTCACGGCATTTCTGATTCTATTCATGTATATCTGTTGCTCTTTCTCCAAGTCCATACGTTGAATTGCTGCACTTTCAGTGGAAGAATGGAATTGATTATTATTAGATGGTGGTGTGATCTTAAATTTTGCTGTGATTTGTGGTGTGAATTCGGACGGATCCATAAGCATGTACATCTGATATTTTTCTAGTGCAGCTTCAACGGCATCCTTTGTTTCATCACGATCAATCTTTGGAAGCTTAAAGTTTAGTTGATTTGTCATTCTTCCATCTCACCTCATCAAATAGTTGTTTGAGATATTCACTTGGCTGAATTGCTTTGGTTACACCAGCACGTTTATCTCGTCTGGCCTTATCAACTTTCCATTGCATGTCATAGGTCTGCTTTCTTGCCATTTTGTTTCACCACCCACCTATATAGGAGATACAGTGGCCAAAGAAACACCATGGCGATCAGAATAAACATATAGAAGTTCTCTTCCTCTTCCGTTTCATGTTGTGGATCGTCTTCAAGGAAACACAGCGCTAACCCAATGATTAGGTAAATCACAATTCCGACCATCACATACGCTCCTTTCTAATAAAAAAGAGCACCAACTACAGCTGCACTTGCAGCTTGTAATCAGTGCCCTGGTTGTTCCAGTAGCTTATTTGATTAGCCTTATCTTCGAAATGTTCAAAGGATATATCTTTCTACAAACCAATTATAAAAGTCGCTTAAGGATTCATAGGTTTCTTGTTTGTCGTTATCCAGTGCTTCTTCTCTTCTTTGGTTCAATTCATCAATGACTTCTGCTTTCAATTCCGCCCACCCCTTTTCTAAATGAGTCACTCATCTATCACAGTTTAAAACTCTGCTCCATTTTCCCGTGACATGGTTTCCCGCCTTGCCAGTTAATCGTTAGAGCTCCATATCCTTTCTCTGGAGCAGGAGCCTTAACAACCTCGCCATCTTTCACCACATATACCGCATCTTCATTCAGATCGATTTCCTCTTTCATTCCGACTCCTCCTGACTTATCTTCAGCAATTCGAATAGGTGGTAACTCTTCTTATCACTAATTTCCTTTTGGTTCTTCAGATCACTGATCTCATCAATAAGGTGAGCGATATTTCCTTTTAGAGCTTCGTTAGATTCTTGTTCACCTTCTAGCTGATGTTTCAAGTCCTTCATGTATTGATCATATTAAGCTTGCGGATTCTCCTGCTCAACTTTTTCCTGAACAGGAGTAACCGTCTTTTTTACTCTCTGATCCCTCGATTCCTTCTTTCTATATTTAGAAGAATAAGTGTAGACAGTTTTGATATTTGCACCGGTTTCAGCTGCAATCTCCTTTGGAGTCATATCCGTTTCTTTTAACAGTTTAATAGCTTCCTCATTAGGTTTTTTCGTTTTCAATACCGCTTCACCCTTTCGGACTTTATTCAATTCAAGAAAACTTTGTTTGTGAATTCCAGTAGCTTTATAGATTTCTGTCCATGGGACTTCACGTTCTTTCAAGAAATCAATATCGGACCACGTAAGGTCAGGACCCTTATCTAAAACCCTCTGATAATCACGCTCACCTACATTAAGCTGATCACCTAAGCTCCGAATCTCTTTTCCGATTGAGCATGGCATACAAGCTTTATTGTTATTATCGTTCCTGTGCTTGCATAAATTACAATGGCTTTCAAACAAATCATCTATTTTAGCAAGGGTATCCGCTCTACTCATGCTCCATCAACTCTGGGTTCTCGTATATGTTGCCGATTACTTTTACTGTCCCTGAATGCCCCCAACCTGAAACGCCTTCTGGGTGAAATTCACCGCTACTAAACATAACCTTTTTAATTTGCGTTCCACCTATGATCGGGTCAATGTAAACTGATTCGTAACTGACAATATCCCCTTCATAGATCTCCTTGCCGTTACAATCTTTAAGGCCTGTGAATTGCATGATTTCAAAGTCAGACATTCTTAATTGTTTGTATCCTGCATATTCAAAGTAAGCACCTATTACCTTTGTTTCAAAATTGATACTTTCTACTGCATTACTGCATAACAATTTATTTGTCGGCTTATACCAAGCTCGGAATTTAATTGGTCTCATAATCATCAACCTCACTTTCCAACTCATACCGCCGACCTTCCTCGGGTTCAGGTTCTAAGTGCTGCTTCATCTCGTGAATAGTGTCTCTGCAAAACCAGTAGATTTCGTTATCATTAGTTGCATCGGATATTATGCATAAAATTCTGTTCGCTCGTTCGACTGCCTTCTCATGACGTTCAATAAGATCATGCTGTTGTTTCGATAAATCAATTAGAAATTTGAAGTCGTCAATATCTAAATCGATCCTATCGTAAATACCGTGACCCTCTTGGTGCATAGACTTAAACATTGATTCCCATAATTCATCCACTCGCTTCATATCACTCATAAACATCCTCCAATTCATGAATAGCCTTCCTGACCTGATCAACAGTCAATCCCATTCCTTTTGCTTTTTCCATGAGCTTGATCCAATCATGAATTTCCTTCATGTAGGTTTCACCTTCCATCCTCTTCGCTTTTTAGCATTCAGTTCATCTTTCCTTAAGGGTTCATACACATGGACAGCTTGACCGTCCTCAAACCGAAACAGCAGGTACCATTTCGGCTTACGTTTTCTTTTCGCCATGTGATTCCACCTCGCTGATCTCAATTTCTACACGTGGCTTTTCGCTGTACCATTTACTAATAGTGAGATCGACTACCTGGCTATCATCTTTCCAGATCACTTTATTAAGAGCATCTTTGATTCCTTTAACATAATTATCGACATCGGGCTTGGTGATCGGTCTGTATAATCCCGCTTCCGCTTCATTCGTTCGTTTCTTGGAGAAACTTTTGAGCAGTGGCTTATACACTTTTACCCTAACGACTAACGGGCCTTCCAATAGATTATTAGGAGCATGTTGTGAAGCTACTAACTGAACATACCGCTTAAAATCCTTTGACTTCTTAGGATCGTATAAGATGGTCTTTCCGGTTGGTGACTTCCCAGCTCTAGGTCTGCCCTGGGCGACCGTTTCGCCCAGAACAGTGAAATTAATATCCATTGGCTTGCCTTTCGAAGTTCGTTGCATTCTTCTGCTTATAAGCCTCCATGATCTGATCCGATGTAAATCCAAGCTTTGCACCTAATGCTGTTACATGACTGATCACGGTCTGGAACATATTGAATTTATCCTTACCATATCCAAGCTGTGAAGCAGAGTTGAATATATCCCGGAAGAATTCCAACACAGTTTTATCATTAACCTGGACGATCTCAATTTCTTTAATTCCTAACTCCAAACCTACTGATGCAACAAAGTGAACAACGTCAATGAATTCTTCCAGGAGTGGGTTTTTATATTGCTTGTCCTCATCATTCATCGTTGGATGCACCAATACTTTGGTGTTTGGTCGCTGGTCCACCTTCCAGAACTTAAAGCATTTGTGCTCCTGGGCCATTTCTGCTAATTCGACTTGTAATGCTACGACCTTTTTAAGGAGACGATCTTCCCCTTCTTTACGTGGATGATTTTCTTCAATATTGGCATCCAGTTTCTGTTGATTCTTGAATATAAGCTGCCAATTCATTGACCCGCCTCCTTACATCGAATGTTGATATGAATTTCTTCAAGTTCAGTGAGGGTCATATCTTCCGTTTTCTTACCTAGAAAATCCTCAACATAACCCTTTTCCGCTAATTCCTGAATGAGATAGTTTTTCCGTTCATCAACCGCTCTGGATAGTATCATTCATGCACCTCCATTTTGGTGAATCGCTTCACACCTGATGGATGATCGTTCATGAACTCTTGTAAAGGCCTTACCCAACTGATTTCATCTTTGAAAGATTTATAGATTACGAGCTCTTCTTGTGTCTCATGATGAAGAGCAAGCCCCTGAACCATATATGTGTTTCCTTTAAAATGCTTGTAGAATTCACCTTTTTTAGGTCTCATCGACAACCTCCTAAAACCATTTATTATCATCGCTGTTCAAATCAACTTCCAACGCTCTGGCTACAGCTAACTTTCTTTTCAATTCGTCATATGTGAGTCCTTCGGTGTCGTTAAATCCTAATTTGTTGAGTTGCTCTATGATGTGGGCTGTTTTGTACTCCTGTTCATAGATCATGGCAACCTCCTAAATGTATCTGCATCCGAATTTTCGTTTAATCTTTCCTTTTCTTCCGAGATGGAACAGTGCTAAGAATATTTCATCAGCTGGACGTTTCTGTTTCCATGCGATCTGTTCCAGCTCCACACCATCGTTCCAATCGTCCTGGATCTCTTTCAGCTGCTTTTCTGGATAGCCGAATTCTAATTCCTCCAAGATGATTACGTTATTGCCTGTTTTCGGTAGGTAAGTGTTTTTAGCGATGGTGTTCATTCTTCAATCGTCCATTTGCCTTCAATCAATTCATGTAAGCAAAGGTTATCGCTAGATAGTTCCTTAAATTGGCCTGTGTCTAACGAGTGCTCAAATCTATATCTCAATTCATCGTTATGATGGTATGTGACTGTTTTCTTTTTACTATGAGCTATCATTGCTTCACCGAATGATACATATTTAGGTTGGATGCGCCACCTTTCATTTAGATAAACTTTGTTCATCCTTCTGGAATGTTCATTCTTGCGAAACTTATCACCTGATGGTGCGAATCTTAAGTCACCTGTTTGAGGAGCCCATTCAACCAAATCTCCTGATTCACTTTCCGCTATTTGACCTATCTTTAACCGATCAATAATCTGCCCTGTCGTTAGCCATTCACTCATTCACACGTCCTCCAATCCGAAACGCTGTTCGCTCGGTGTATCTAATGTTAGGAATGTTTTGAGTACCTTTTTTTCACTACCAGCGAAATTATCACTAACGAATGCATGCTCCCCCTCAACAGATACCACTTCCAGCAATCCCTTATGATACTCGTGAGTAACGATATCGTATGGCTTAATCTGTCCTGGTTCCCGATCAATAGCCTTCCAGCGTCTACGCTCTTTCTCTTGTGCGATTTCTTGGGGTGTGGCTTTGCGGAATGCTCCGATATAACCGCCCATTCCATTATCGGCGTGTAGACCATCTTCGACTAATTTAGTAACTTTTCCGATGTCCGCCTTGAATATTTTTTCAGCAAGCCCATGTACAACCCAATCCCCCACCTTGAAAGGTTCCTCTACGGTGTACCATCCGCATAAGAGTAAAGCGAATTGTTCAGGGGTGAAGTTGTTTAACGATTTAAAAGCACCCACCCATTCTGTCTCAGGATTTATAAAGTCTATAAACAACAGGTCATAACTGTTGAATAAATCTAACGCTCCTGATTGCTCTTTCGTAATCACCAATTTATCAGTCATACAGATGCAGCCTCCTTTTGATCGAGATACTCTTGTATTCTTGCTCGTACTTTTTTTGATTCTTCTTGAGCAATCTGTCTGCATACTTCGTTTGGACAAGGCATAACGTATATTACAGACTGATCGTAGTCGTAATATCCGCCTCTTCCGTGGCATATATCGCACATATTAAAACGCCTCCTGTCTTCTGTAGTCGTCGCCCTGCAATCGAATTCCAGTAGCGCCATTCATCATTCTGGAGATAATGCGAGGGCCATTATTGCCGTACTTTTCTTGGAGATCACGTTCTGAATAATTCGTGGTGCAGATCGTTGCTTTATTCAATCTCATATCAAACACCTTAAACAGCACATCTGATGCCCACGTTTCATGTCCAGTATCGTTCGTCTTCACGTACTCTGATCCAATGTCATCTAAGACGAGAAGATCTAAATCGGCTGCCATTTCGAAGATTCGTTCCTCTGATACATTGGAATGCTTGTTGTATGAAGCTTTGATATGATCTAGGAAGTCTGTAACCTTGATGTATAAAACTTTCTTCTGTTGACTGCGAACAGCTTTAGCGATCGCATATGATAAATGACTTTTGCCTAGACCAGGGTCCCCACTGAATACAAGTGACTGACTCGGCTTTTCTTCAAATTCCTTAACAAATTTAATCGCTGTTTGCTTTGCTTTGATCTGAGAATCATGTTTAGGAACATACGAATTTACAGAAGCCCTTTTGAGGTCATCAGAAACTTTCTCGAAACTGGCGATAAAGTTATTCGCTTTACTTTGTTCCAATTCTTCAAGATAAGGAAGTTTCAAATTTTTCTTTAGCTCATCATCCGCACATTTTTTACAGGCTCCCATTGGCCCCCTGGGAGTTTCATAGATTTTATAGAGAGACCCGCATGTTTCACATTCCTTCTCCCCTACTTCTTGCAACACCTTACCGGCGATTTCCTTAAATGATTTCACTACTGGACCTCCTAAAAGGCATCGGCATCGGGGTCATATCCATTTTGTGACTTTCCTTTACTACCTTTTGCCTGATCTACTTCTGCAGCAGTCAATAAAGATTCGTTTTCCCAATTCCTCAGAATGCCTTCAACATAATTTAAGCGACGTTTATTGTTTGCACATGCAATTTCTAATGCTTTTATAATCATTTCTTTTGGATATTGAAAATTAGAATCATCCAACCACGACAACAACTGATGTTTTGCATTTGTATTATTCAGGCCAAATCCATTTACGTCCCAGAACTGAATAACATCAGCAACGTCTTGTTCTTGTAGTTGTTCTTTCTCTTTATCTATATCTAATTCTCTTTCTAGTTCTTGTTCTTCTTCTGGTGCGTTACCTTGAGTTACATGTAACGTTACATCGTCTTTTGGTTGTTCTAGCTTCTTTTTTTGACGATGTTTGGCTACTCTTTTACGGTTCTGTTCGCGTATTTTTTCTAATCCAGCAATGTTCTGATGCTTCTCCCAATTGGTTATTCGGATAAACGATTTATCGTCAATGTGAATCATTCCGAACTGTTGGAATGTGTCCAGCGCCATTCTTACTGTATTTATTGGGCGGTTGAAGATCGTTGCCAGCATTTCATCGCTGTAAGGTATCCGTTCACTTAAGAAGATGTATCCGCTGGCATTGACCTTTCCTGCTTGAGCAATTAACTTGATCCAGATTACTAGAAGAGTGTCTGCATCTGGCATCTGTTCAATCAGCTTGATCTTTTCATCCTCGAACATGTGTGTATTCAGCTTTATCCACTTTACTTCGCTCACATGATCCCCTTTCTTTCATTTTCATGCATAAAGCTTGTCCTTTTTGATATAATAGGAATATAAAGTATTTTCTCAGGAGAGCTTTTAGGTGCTGGTGACCCCTAGGCTTTTTTTATTTCATTCAGCATTTTATCCGCCACTCTGATTGCATCTTCCAAACTATCAGTGAGAGATAGATATTGTGGCATAGTCAGAGATTTCAACCCGTGACAGTTCTTATAATGGTTTAACTTAGCCTTTAAATTAGTGTGAAAGGCTGTATTGTAAGCTGTTCTGAACTCGCCCCATGCTTTGGCAAAAGTTAGTCCTTCTTGCTGGGCGTACCTCTTCACCATCCCATTCAACCGCTGCTGTAGATCTCCGATAGCATCAATCCGGTCAATGTTATCCAAACGATGTGTGATGACCTTATTCTCTTTCTTAAGCTGCTCCTGATCTTCCCTTACTTGCTTCAAGGATTGAGCTTGCATGATAATCAAATCTTCAATGGATTGTGGTTGCTGTTTACGATGTTTCTTTTCTACCTCAATGAAGTATTTGCGAATGGCCCGTCCCAGTTCATTGTTTTCTACCATAGCAATTTCTTTTCCAGTATCCAGGGTTAGAAGGTAATCAATCTTCGGTCTTCCATATTCACTTTTCACCGAAATTGGGGAAAAGTCTTCACCTTCAATGAATCCGTAATTTTCAATGCGATTCTTTATCCAAGTAGAAAAGTCTTTACCTACCATCATCTGATCATGCAATTCTCTGGCATTCACAAATTTTTCTTGGTATTCATTTTCATAAACAGGAAGCATTTCATTAGCGATCATCTTCATTTGATTCATTCCCTGCCTCCTCCTTTAATTTGATAATGGCCTTTCTTCCAGTGATCTTAGATAGATACCATCCTGGATAGTTATGTTTCACGTAAGCTGCTATATAACGCTTGAATAACTTCCCTCGGTTCTTAGATCCTTCTGTCATCCATTCATAATGATGAGGAATGGCAACCTCTCTTCTGGTCAACTTCATTTGATTACCTTCTTTACTGTGGTAAAATGGAGATAATCTTATTCGATAAAGTCTCCAATAAATATACGGAGGTCTTTTTCGTCCAATCGACCGGCAATTTCATCTGCGACTTCTTTACACTGAGTTACGCCTTCGGAAGCTATTAACTCTGTATGGATCGTTTTGAAATTGCCTTTTTCTAATGGGATGCAAAAATCAACCTCATAAAACACACATGCTTCACCTACCTTCTGATGTGTGAACACATCGTTGAGACCAGGAACGCCGGACTAATTCAGCATTCTTGTGAATGGGTAAGGTCGCCATTCCTAGCCTCAACGACAGGTTCACCACGCCTGTCGCAGTATTGATTGAAACAAGTCATCAATGGTATAATATTTTTACTAGATACTCGCCGTCTAAGAGTTGGAGCTCTTGGCGGTATTTTTTTGATTAAATTTCATATTGTACACTTCCTATAAATTCACCAGCTGATGATATAAAAAAGATACAGACCCGATTAAGCAGATATAGATTTTCACATTTTGCCAATCAATCTTCATATCTTCACCTCTACAGATGCTGTATAAATGCCATGAGCATTGAGTTTATATTCCGCTAATTTTTCTAAGCGCTTACGATCTTCAATGATTTTTTTGTTTCTTAACTCGATTAACGTATTCGCTGTGTTTATCATGTCGCTGGCGATCTTCTTTGTATTCTCCATATCTCCTTGTGTAAAAGCCTCATTCAGCTTATCCGATAATTTCCAGAAACACTTGGTTTCCCTGACTGCTTGACTCACATCGCTAACAAGATAATTATCTAAGTTATTCACTTGTTTAAGCCTCCCTCAAGGTCTTTTGTTTTTCGAGCCATTCATATAAATCCTTTTCAAACACTCGCCTAAATACTCTAGATTTGGATTTATTAATTTCAAATGCAGGGAAGTCTTTCCAAGACATGATTTCCCTGGCATGATCCTCTCCGCATTGAAGAATTTCAGCAACTTCACTCGGTTTTAAAATTTTCATTTTTTCACCTCTTGTTTACTTATAGTGAACAAATTGATTAAAAAAATTCTTGAACAGAACAATCTAACTTTTCCGCTATGCGTGTTAGAAAGTTAATGGACGGATTTACATGACCGCCTTCTATTTGTGAAATGTAGGAACGGCTTGAATTAAGGGATTCAGCTAATTGTGATTGAGACATGCCCTTAGCTTTTCTAAGTTCTTTCAATCGGTGACCCTTCATGGTGATGACCTCCTTTTGTTTGTTATTTGTAAACTTTATAATTTTATACTACACTATTGTTTGTTATATGTAAACATTGTATCAAGAAAAAATTTCATGTTTTTTGTAGTTCTCGTTAAGTAATATTATAATTGTAAGGGTAAATTTACGTGGGAGGGTGGAAAGTAATGGAATTAGATGAAAAGATTGGTCAAAGATTAAAAAAGGAAAGGAAGAAAAAAGGATACACACTTAGAGAGGCAGGTAATCGACTGGGTAAAAGTCACTCATACATGAGTCAGATAGAGAATGGAAAGATTCCTAGCTTACAGACATTAGAAAAATTATGTGCGTTTTACGATATAGAGTTATCATCCTTGTTTGGCAAAGAAGCAGAGAAACCAGAGGGATTAGACGTAGAGTGGATCGCATTCAATGAAGAGTTAAAGAAAGAGAAGATCACACCACAAGAAGCTAGAGAGTATATAGAGATAGTTAAAACATTAAGAAAATTAAATAAAAATGAGTAAATTGTCGTAAAATGTCGCTATTTTTAACCCCCTCGATTTCAAAATATTATAGAAATTGTAAGTACAAAGATGTATAATTAAAGCATGTTACGAACAAGCGTTCTTACATCAAGGGGGTACATAGAGAAATGTTCATTTATACTGAGCTACTGGAAAAAGGTGTTACTATCAAGGATGGAGATATGGTGTATATTGGGGTGAGGGAGGAATGATTTCCTCTCTTTTTCTTATGGAGGTGACATTATGAAAGGGTCAATAAAAAAGCGCGGGACAACCTACTCTATCCGTGTAGATGCTGGAACAGATGCAAATGGAAAACGTAAACAGATCAGGCGTAGTGGTTTTAAGACGAAGAAAGCAGCACAAGAGAAAATAAACGAATTGCTTTACGATCTTCAAAGTGGGAAACAACTCTTTAAAGAGGACATCACTATCCAGGAGCTGTTTGCTAAATACGACCGGATCATTTTGAGCCAGTCTAATACCCGAACAATGGAAGCATATCGTGAAGGGTACAAACGGTTCATGAAGTATTTGAAGCAGGATACCTTAACTCATATTAAACCGTATCATTTACAGGAAGCATACAGTGAAATGTTAGATGAATATAGTATCCACTCTCATAACAACTCAGTAACAATTATTTCACATTTATTTGAGTTCGCCGTTGACAATGAATTTATTCAGAAGGATCCCCACAAAAAGATCAAAATGAAGAAAGTGCCAAAAACTGAAATAGATGTATGGACTGAGGAAGATATAAATAAGTTTATGAACATTTGTCATGATGATTTATATTCACGCACCATGTTTGCTCTAACGCTTCACACAGGTATGAGGAAAGGTGAAGTACGTGGACTGATGTGGGATGACATCGATTTATCAGAAAAGGTTATTCATATAAAAAGGCAACTTGCACCAGCTAAATCACAGTTTAATGAATGGATACCACCAAAAAGTGAGTCCTCCAGGCGACCAATATATATTTCAAACTACCTGGTAAACTTACTCAAGAAATACAAAAAACATGCCTGGCATCCTAATATCAGTAATGGGGTATTTTCGAATGAAAGGGGAACAGCTATAGCCACTAAAACGATGAGCGATCGCTTGGATAGATATGCTTTTTGTGCAGGAATAAAACGGATCAGGTATCATGATTTAAGGCATACACACGCTACTATCCTTATACAAAAAGGTGTAAACATAAAAGTAGTGAGTGATCGTCTAGGTCATAGTGATATATCCATTACTCTAAACAAGTACACTCACTTTGACGAAAGTTCTAAACGTGAAGCTGCGGAAGTGTTCGAATCCGTGACCGTTTCGTGA